ATGATATGCCTTATTACAATAGCCCAAAAAAAGGGGGGTATAAACCCCCCAACACTACAAAGTGACGATCTAATTACTCAAAGATAAGACTTAACTCGTCATTTCCTGCTGTAGTAGGAATCATTGTGTAAGGCACCTCCCACATTGCGATGCCATCCTCTTCACCGTAAGTGATCGCTCCCAAATCACAACGATCTTTAGTCGTTTGACTAGCAACAAGACCTGACTGAATTGTGACCTTATTAAGAGTAGAAGTCCCATGAGTGAAACTAATCTCACCCAAAGTTCCATCTGCAAGTGCAGCGGCAAATGGGTTCCATTGCTGACTACCACCACTAGCTAAGTTCACAGCCTCAACTGTTACAGAACCAGTAATGTTTCTATTAGTGATCAACACTTCAGGGCTGCCACCAACTAACTCACGATAAACAACCTCATTACCAATATCTAATGAGAAGCTGCTCATCTGCAAACCTGTCTCTCCAAAGATCTTGAAGTTAGTAGTATTGCCATTATCAAACAGCACTGGAGTTGCTTGCTTGTTGTAACTAGGAGTTAATGCAGTTGCGTCAGAAGGAGCTATGTAAACTCCAGTAAAAGTGAAATCAATAGTAGGAATTTCACCAACAGCACAAGTGATAGAAAAACTTCCTTTTGCTCCTTTTACAGTGTGCTGAACACCATCAATGTTGTAGAGAATACTGACTGTAGTAGCGACAGTGGAGTTTGGAATAAACAAATGCTTTGCATCATCTGTTGATTCCCCTGTGAAGCCACAAGCTTCAATACATTCTCCATAATTAGGAGCAAGGTCAGCATCGACTCCAGTACCAACACCTGCCATCTCAACAGAGAAGGTACAAGAAACTCTGGTGTTTGCTTGAAGCTGTTCACTGGCTCCAAAATAAGGTCTGACTAAATCACGACTTACAACATCACTCTCCTGTGGAGTAATACTTAAGTCACGAACTAGAAGACAGTTAGCCGCCTGTGGAGCATTGTAAGTTCCAGCAGTCGATTCCTTCAGAACAGCAATAACTCGTTTGCGTGTTAATAAAGCCATTAGTAATTACCTTGATTGAGATTAAAGAAGGGAAAAACATCCCAACTCTATTTCAAGAATTTCAATTAATATCATAGACAATATGCCTTGTTAGGGGTCAAGAAAGACTGCCATAAGTAGTTCTATAGTCAACTTCAAACTCACACATGATCAATCCTGCTGGTTGATCTGCCTCTATTAATTCAAACGTAGTGGTAGAAGGACGTATATCTATCGCCAATCCACCCAGCGTAGGATCATTTAACATCTTCGTATGCAAGCTCTCTATCGTCCCGTCAGCCAAATTATCTGGAACAGTACCTCTTGAAATAACAACTACTCTTACTCGTAAAGTCCAATCAATATGACCTGTAGTACCTCGAATATCAGGCTGGTCATTAGTCCACTCAACAACAATTAATGGTGACTCTGCTCTAGTAGTAGGTTCTGGTCTGGATCTATAAATGCGAGTTCCGACACCAGTTGTACCAGCTAAATTAGTTTTAATAGCAGCTAATATTTGTTCTCTTTTACTTGCCATTGTGTACTCCTAAGTTTTTGTTAATGAAAGGATACATAAGACACCATCATCTATCTTTCTTACGCTTCTAACAGAATAATCAACATCATTCACTTTTAAAGTTGAACTATAAGCAACCCCACCCAACTCACTATTCTTTGCTGTTAACTGATAATCAGTCGTCATCACGATACCATCAGCAACTATTTCATCAGGTTGTTCAAGAATACCTTTATACGAATCATTTCCTAAACGAACAACATCACTAAAATCTTCAAAAAAAACTCCTATATCTTCAAGAAAAGCCATAAGAAAAAAGCCCCTAAAAAGGGGCTATATAAAATTAACCGTACTTTTTCAAACCAAATCCATTTACAGAGAATGTAAATGACTGACCTGAAGAACCGCCAATTGTGTATTTGATGCGAACGTAACGTCTTGCATCGTCCTTATTCACAGAAACTGTTTGAGCAGAAGCTGTACCAGTTACTTGCGTAAAAGCAACAGCACCTGAAGAAATAGCAGCGAATGAGGAGTTGTCAGCAGAATCTTCGATTGTTACATCGAGAGTTGGACTTGTACCAGCTCCAGCAGCAGAATCCAAAACGAATACAACATCACCGTCATAAAGTCTTAAATCAATACCTGCTGTTTGACCTGTAGCAGTCCTAGCTGCTGTTGGATGACCTGCGATCAAATTTAATTTGCCGAGGTTCTGTTGAATAACTGACATTTAAGCTGTCTCCTTTTTAGGAGTAGAAGGTTTTTCTTTTGGAGCCGCAACCTTCTTTGCAGCAGGCGCAGCTTTCTTTACAGCAGTTTCAACGACTAATTCAGCCTTGTTACTACTGATCAACATTCGGCCTACGTTCTCTTCAACCTCAAGTGTAGTGCCAGCCTTATTAGCAAGGCCAGCAACCATCACTCCTCTGACGAGTTTTACCTTCATCAAACTAGGTTCCGAGACAGAAAGCAGTTGGCTGTTTAACACCGAAGTCCACATCTTGTAGTGCCACTATTCTAACGCTTCCTGATTTGGACATTGCGTATGGGTCAACAGTGATGTCTAAACCAGACCAGAACGCAGCTATCAACTGACTAAAGTCACCGAATAAGCAGTCGTTGTTTGTTAACTGGTTAGAAACAATTACTGGATAACCATTGATTTCATTGTTCGCAAAAACAAATTC